CAGCTGGTAAGATTAAATTTAAGAAGTTTTCGGCCGGCCTGGATACGTCCTACTCAAGCAAGTCCCCTGACACCATCGCCATGATCTTCCAGGGGACTACCATGGACCGGCGCGTGATCGTGCTGGATGAGAAGGTATACAGTAATGCGGACCTATCGCAGCCGCTGGCGCCATCGGATACGGTGGGTAAGTTCCTGGACTTCCTGGAGCACAACCGGAAGGCATGGGGGCTTGCCAGGGACGTATTTATCGATTGTGCGGATCAGGCGACAATCATGGAGCTTAAGAAGTGGAAGCGCCTTCATGGTAGCCTGTACACATTTAACGACAGCTATAAGAAAGTTGAGATTCTGGACCGTATTAAGTTTATGCTGGGCTGGATCCAGCAGGGCTGTTACCTGGTTGTAGATACGTGCAGAGAGCACCTGGGAGAACTGGACCGGTACAGTTGGCAGGAAGATAAGGATCTCCCCGAGGACCGTAACGATCATACGATTAATGCATCACAGTATGGCTGGATCCCATATAGAGGACTTATAGGATTTGAGGAGGCAGAGAAATGAGGTGGCTATCAACATTGAATGAGAATATCAAACGAGGGATCCGGAGCTGGCTTGATGTCCAGCCGGCCATGGGGCAGAGCATACAGATTCAGGAAACAATGGACTTTGAACTTAATGCCATCCGAAACCGGATCTGGTACCGCGGGGACAGTAACGAACTGGAACAGATGTACCAGAGCGTCAATGAGTATGCAGATAAATATAAGTTCTGGGCCAGTAAATGTACACCTGGCATGGAGATGCGGAAGATTCATACGGGCCTCCCTGGTCTGATCGTGCGGATCCTCTCCGGGATTGTGTTGGCCGATATGAATGATTTTGAGTTTGAGAGCCCGGCACAGGAACAACTCTGGAAGGAGATAGAGAAAGAAAATAAGTTCAGGAAGGCCCTGGAGCGATCTGTTAAGGAAGTATTGTATATTGGTGATGGCGCCTACAAGGTGACGATCGACACAAACTTAAGCCAGTACCCGATCCTGGAATGGTATCCGGGGGAGCGGATCGAGATCATACAGGAGCGCGGCCGGCTAAAAGAGGTCGTGTTTAAAACACCATATATAGACCATCGTCAGCAGTATGTCCTCTACGAGCATTATGGTTATGGATACATCCGGAATGAGCTCTATAAGGGAGAACGCGAGGTTGACATGAAGACCATCGAAGCCACGCGGAATATATCCGACTGGAAATTTGATGAGATGGTGATCCTGGCAGTGCCGCTCAAGGTGTATGAGAGCACGAAATACGAGGGTCGTGGCGGCTCTATTTTTGACGGCAAACTGGACAGCTTCGATGCATTTGATGAGGCCTGGTCGCAATGGATGGACGCGCTCCGGGCAGGAAGGGCCAGGACATACATTCCAGAGTCATATATTCCACGAAATCCGGAAACCGGGGAGCTGCTGAAGGCGAGTGCATTTGATAACCGGTTCATTGCCGGCGACGACAACATGGGTGAAGGCGGAAAGAACCAGATTCTAACGGAGCAGCCAGATATCCCGCACGAGAGTTACCTTGCCAGCTATGTGACAGCCTTAGACCTTTGCTTGCAGGGGATCATCAGTCCCAGCACCCTCGGTATTGACGTCAAGAAGCTGGACAATGCCGAGGCACAAAGGGAGAAAGAGAAGGCCACCCTGTATACTCGTAATGCCATTGTGGAGGCCTTGCAGGAGGAACTTCCGGAAGTGATATCGTTCTGCATCAATGCTTATCATATCCTGTTGGGGCAACCGATCGAAGAGGTGAAGGTCGAGATACCGTTTGGCGAGTATGCGAATCCGTCATTCGAGAGTCAGGTTGAGACGCTGGCTAAGGCCCGCCCTGGTGCCAGTATTATGAGCATCGAGGCCCAGGTGGAGGAGATGTGGGGAGATAGCAAGGACGAGGCGTGGAAGGCAGAGGAAGTAAAGCGCCTGAAGGCAGAGCAGGGAATCGCAGAAGTTGAGGAACTAGGCATGAATATGGCTGCCGGTGGCTTCATGGTCAACACGGAAGGAGGAAATCCAGATGAAGGTCAAAGTAATGAACCACCTGTACCAGATGAACCAGAAGGAATACCAGGGCTTACTCCAGACGGCAAGTGAGCAGGTCCCTTTCGGAATCTACGCGATTGAGAAACAGGGATATGCGGAGTTGCGCTGCGATAAGTGTACGAGCGTTACCCAGCTTAAAAACCTAACGCGGCAGTTTAAGGCGCAGGGATTCAAAGTATATGCAAACGGGAGGTGATGCTGTTGGCGGATTATGATATCGGCGCCGCCTTCGAGGCGATCGAGGACGAACTGATTGCTTCCATGATCCGGAATATGGACCGTCATCGCGCTTGGGAAGATGACGAGGGAATCCAGTGGAGCATGTGGCAGGCAGAACAGTTAAAAACGCTGGAGAAGTATAAGAAAGCCAATCAGAAGCGCTACGGGAAGCAGTTTAAGGATATCAACGGTCAGATTGGAGAAATCCTTTACAAGGCAAGGCAGACTGGGAATATGCAGCAAGAGATCCAGATCCTGAACGCCATTAAGAATGGATTTACCGGCGCAAATAAAGTCTCCCAGGGTACCGCGGCAGAGTTCTTCCGTCTAAACAACCGGAAACTGGAAGCCCTGATCGAAGCCACCACGAACGATATGGAACGGGCAGAGACAGCAATCCTTAGGAAAGCTAATGATGAGTACCGGAAGGTAATATACAACGCTCAGGTCTATGCCAATACCGGCGCCGGAACTTACGAGAAGGCCGTGGACATGGCTACAAAGGATATGTTGTCCCGTGGTCTTACATGTGTAGAGTATGCAAACGGAGCCCGCCATACTCTGGCTGATTACGCTGACATGGCAATCAGGACGGCCAGCAAGCGGGCGTATTTGCAGGGAGAGGGAGAGAAGCGGCAGGAATGGGGAATTACCACTGTTATTATGGTAAAGCGTGGGAATCCTTGCCCGAAGTGTCTGCCGTTTGTTGGTAAAGTTCTGATTGATGATGTGTGGAGCGGCGGGAAGAAATCCGATGGGTCGTATCCGTTGATGAGCAAGGCCATAGCCGCTGGCTTATACCACCCACGATGTAAGGACAGCCATACAACCTATTTCCCAGGTATCTCCACGGCTGATGACTCATGGACAGAGAAGGAGTTGGAGGACATCGGCCAGGCCAATACGCAGGAGACCAAACAACAGTATGCGAAACGGCAGACCGAGAAGTTTGACAGGCTGTCTGACAACTCGTTGGATGATGAAAATCGGAAACAATATCAGCAGAAGGCGGAGGCGTGGAAAAAACAATGTCCGATATCAATCGGTGGAATTGATTGTGCCGTTACGAAAGAGGATTATGGTCTTCCAGATGGCTGTGGTGGTGTCAAGAGAACTGCAAAGGCTACAATATACGAGACTCCGGATGGAACAAAATTCGTTTTTCCAGAAAAAATGAATTCTGCAAAGCAAATGATGACTCCCGAAAAGGCAATTGAATTATGGCAAAATGTTCCGGAAACAATTCGACAACAGGGGCCAAAGACAATTGAATTTGTGGATTATTATAACCCGCAGGATAGTTATTGGAAGAAGAAGTACAAAAATTTCACACATTCCTATGCAACCGGGGGAGATAAAATTACATTTTATCGGCATGATTATCCCCACAATGATGACTACGTTGTAAGAACATATTGCCATGAGTCCGGCCATTATATAGATAGGCAGATAGCGTCGACTGAAAAACATTTTTCTTCAGAAGTTTTGTGGACAGAGTCTATGAAAAAAGATATAATAGAGTCAGGAAAGAAATCTCCGACACCGTATGGAGAAAATGCACCAGCGGAAGACTTTGCGGAAAGTATAGCAGAATATGTTGCAGATACAGAAGCATTTAAGAAGAGTTTTCCTAACAGAGCATCTCTTTTAAATTTAATTTTGGGAATATAGGAGGTGAACCATGAAATATCAGAAAATCGAAGAGAAAACACCAAGCGGGGGCGATTATTCAGAAATCTACTATTTCGATGATGACAATAATCCAATTGATAAAAAACAGGCGTCAAAATGCGTTATCAGAGAATGTAAAAAAGATGGGGAACTTGTCAATGAAACGTGGGGACGATGTAAATAATATTGCCAGTTTATGGGAAGAGGAGTGATATGGAAGATGGATGATTTTCGTTTGATTTATAAAATCCTTCGCATCCTGCAAAAATCAATGGACTGTGAGGAAATTGATGCTGACATTTTGTCTCCGGAAAGGCTTGAATTGTCGGTACCGAAATGGAGTCGTATAATGGCGATGTTGTTGAAAGAAGGATACATCACAGGGGGAGAGACATGGAATGCTATGGACTGCGGATACCCCAGAGTGTCATTAACAAGACCAGAGATTACTTTAAAAGGTCTTGAGTATCTGGAAGAAAATACCCTGATGAAGAAAGCGGCAAGCCTTGCAAAAGGAATAAAGGATACAATACCGGGTTTATAACCACCAGTCAGTAAATGGCCGGTGGTATTTTATTGCGATATCGCAATAGAATTGATTTAACACGCAGGATTACCCTGGGTGTTATTTTTATGCCCAAACACGAGCAAGGCTTAAAAATCTGCGTGGCCGGCGATACCGATGACAATGAACAGCAATAAGGGTGACACCCTCAAAATGGAAAGGAGTAATTGAAGCATGATGAAAAAGATGAATTTACAATTTTTTGCAGAGCCGGCAGGGGGAGGAGATCCGGGCGCGGGATCAGTACCAGCAGGAGCGGGTCAGCAGACTCCACCAGCCGCTGGCAGTCCACAGGCATCACAGATTGACTATAGTAAGATCCAGCAGATGCTTGATGGAACATTGGCAGCCAAAGAAGATACGGCGCTGAAGGCCTATTTCAAACAGCAGGGCTTGTCTGAGGAAGAGATGAAGCAGGCGATTGCAGGATTCAAACAGCAGAAAGCAGCCCAACAGCCGGATGTGAATGCTCTTCAGACACAGATCACGCAGGCTCAGGCTATAGCCCAGAAGGCAATGCTTGAAAAAGAGGCTACTCTTACAGCGATCAGTCTGGGGCTTGATGCAAAGACAATTCCATATGTCCTTAAGATGGCGGATTTAAGCCAGGTCTCAGGGCAGGACGGAAAGATCAATGATGAGTCGCTGAAAAATGCGATCAATAAGGTGCTGGAAGACGTGCCGGCGCTTAAACCGCAGGCGGCAGGTTCTACCGGTTTTATCCAGGTAGGTGCCTCAGGATCCGGACAGCAAACAAGTAATGACGACGCCTTAAAGAAGGCATTCGGACTTTAAAGAAAGAGAGGAACTAACACATGGCAGTATACGATTATGCAACAACCTTTACGCAGCTTCTCCAGCAGAAGTATGCAAAAGAACTGTGCTCTGATGCACTGACACAGAGCAATCAGAGTGTGAAGTTTATTAACGCCCAGACCATTAAACTCCCGAGAATGACGGTATCCGGGTATAAGGATCATACCAGGACACCGGGATTCAACTCCGGTACCCTCAGTAATGACTGGGAGGCTAAAAAACTGGAGCACGACAGAGATGTGGAATTCTGGATTGATCCCATGGACATCGACGAAACGAATCTTACCTTATCAGTGGCAAATATCCAGAATACCTTTGAAACGGAGCAGGCGATCCCGGAAAAGGATTCTTACCGTTTTTCCAAGCTCCACGCAGAACTTACAGGATATTCCGGCCGGATCAGCAACGATGTGATAGCAGCCGCAAATTTCCTCGAGGCATTTGATGAGGAGATGGCACGCATGGACGAGGCAGGGGTTCCGGAAGAGGGGAGAATGCTGTACGTCACTCCGGCCATGAACAAGATCATTAAGGAGGCAGAGGGGCTTCAGCGGGTTATGACCGTGACGTCTCCTTCCACCATTAACCGGAATGTCCACAGTCTGGATAATGTTTCTATTAAGATGGTACCGGCCGCCAGAATGAAGACAAAGTATGACTTTACAGCCGGCTGTGTGGCGGCGACCGATGCGAAACAGATCAACTGGATCCTGATTCATACATCCTGTGTGGTTTGCCGCGACAGGTACAGCTATATCAAGCTGTTTACTCCGGGAACCGATTCCAGGACCGCAGATGGCTATCTGTACCAGAACCGTAACTTTGGCGATCTGTTCCTGTTGGAGAAAAAGGTAGAAGGCTGTGCCATGAATGTGGCAGCCGGAGCGTAAGGAGGAGCTAAGATGAGAGCGGTTAAAGGAAACAAGGAGTACACGATTGACGAATCACAGCAGAAGTTTTACCAGGACGGCGGTTTTGATATTCTGGGTGATGATGGCGAGACAATTGCATATGGCCGCGGCAAGACGGTTCCATATGAGGAGCACGCAAAAGCCGTAAAGGAGATCGAACGCCTGCAGGGAATAGCAGCTGAGCGGTACGAAGAATTAGAAGCCTTGAAAGAAGAAATTGCAGGACTCAAGGCTGCGAAACAGGAGCAGAAGGCGCCGGGTAAGAAAGCTGGTGAATAGTATGGCATGCGAACCATATGTCACATCAGAATATTACTTTAACGAGTACCACGGTACAGTCCTGAAGGAATGCGCTGAGATCAATCAGCGGCTCCGGCAGGCCAGCCGCCATATTGATTCCCTGACCTATAACCGCATTATAGGCCGGGGATTTTCCAATTTGACGCCTTTTCAGCAGGAAACAATCAGAGAAGCAGTCTGCCAGCAGGCGGATTTTGAGTATGAGAACGCCGACGAGATCAGCACAATTTTATCTGGCTATAGTTTGAATGGAGCGTCGGTTCAATTCGGGCAGAGTTGGAACGTCTATACGGATAAGGGCGTGGCGATGATGCGTGATACATATGCCCTGTTGTCTCAAACTGGCATGTGCTGCCGGTTAGCGAGGTGATTTAATGAGATACCCATGTTTAGTACCTAAAAAGCTCTGCAAGGTAGATATACACGTCCATCTGGAGTCTGAAGACGTGAATAACCACGGAGAGCCGGAGCAGATACTTGATCTGGATCTGAAATGTAACTTTCAGGACCGAGCTAAGACAATCCTGACGGCGGAAAAAAAACTGATCCAGATCACTGGCACGGCCATGTTTCCGGGTGATATTGCACCGAACTTTCCGATACTCAGCGGCGGTACGGTGACCGTGTTCGGCCAGGAACGTCGGATCGAACAGGGAATGAAGGCCAGGAATCCAGATGGGACGGTTAATTACAGCCAGCTGGAGGTGATCTAATGCAGGTTAAGTCATCGGTAAAAATGAATTTTCCACGAATTAAGCAGCTTACCCAGGCGGCAGTCACCGCGCTGGAAATGACGGCGGAAGCACTGCATACAGAGGTAGTACAGGCGCAGGTTATGCCATTTGACAGCGGCCATCTGGAAGAAGATGCATCGTTCGTAGATTACAGCGAGTCCAAGCATGGGAGAGCGAGACTGGTTTCCAGTACGCCATATGCCCGCCGGCTTTACTATCATCCGGAATATGATTACCAGACAGATGAGAATCCGTTTGCCGGCGGTGAGTGGTATTCGCCATGGCTGAAGGGCGGAAAGCAGGAAGACTTTGCAAAGAAAGCCTTCAAGCAATTTTATAAGAGAGTAGGTGCTGTATGATGTTGACTCTGGATAATATCCGCGGTTACATTGCAAGCCTGGGAATTGCTGACGATAACAATGTCTATATCGGTAAGCTGAACGGCAAGAAGGAACATTCAATCGGCGTGTACCATAGAAAAGACAGCGGGCCGCCTGTGATGGCTCTGGGTGGCTACGAATACAGCAGCTATGATATCCGGCGCCTCTCCCTTCTGATCCACTGGGATAAGAGCGTGCAGGCATCGGAGCAGGCCGCCTATGAGTTATATGAGAAACTTAAAAATGGATCCAGCCTGTCCATAGGGGATACGCCCATTCACTGTATTATCCTTCAGGTACCCGAACCGGTTGATGTGGGGACAGATGACAAGGGCGTATACGAATATGTGATATGGCTGGATTTTGTATATGGAAAGTGAGGAACGATAAATGGCAGAAACTGCACGTGTATTTAAAGTATCTAATAATAAGTTCAAGTTTGGAACGAAGGGACTGGAAAGTGCGGACGCGGATATGATGATGCCGAAAGATTTGACCAATTTCGCGCCAACAATCGACAACACAACAGATGAGTGGTATGCAATGGACGCGGAAGGCTGGGCTAAAAGCGCCGTCGTTGGTAAGAAACTCAGTTTTTCCTTCCAGGGGAAGAGGAGCGTTGGCGATCCGGGGAATGACTATATAGCCAGTCTGTTTATGGCTATGGGCAGCGATGCAATGACAAAGTTCGAATGGGAAATGGTATCTGGTGCAAAGCTGGCGTTTGACTGTGTCATTAACGTAACGACACCAGGCGGCGGGGATACTGCGGCACTTGATGCGCTTGAATTTGAAGTAGTCTGCTATGGCAAGCCGGTTTTTACACCAGCAGCGCCCGCCGCATAAGGAGGAATAAGAGATGGCAAAAGTAATTGATATCACAGATAAGCTTACCTTTGACGGGAATCCGTCATTAATGATTAAAGGCAAAAAGCTGGAGGTCAACGCTGATGCTCCAACCATGCTTAAAGTAATGAATTTTATGACAGCGGGCGGTGTAGAGATTAATCAAATCAATGAAGCGTATGAGCTGATTTTCCCGGAAAAGTCCCGTAAGGAAATTGAAAAATTTAAATTAAACTTCGAGGATTGGACGACTGTGGTAGAAGCGGCTATGGACCTGGTAGTAGGCGAGGAAAACAGCCAGGGGGAGCAGTGACCCGTACTACGATTTGTTTGAAGACTGGAATTTGATTATTTCCAGTTTCCTGTCGCAGTACGGGCTGAGAATAAGGACAAAAGAATTTGAGTCAGTTAGTTGGGATGAGTTCAAGTCCCTTCTGGCCGGAATAGATCCGGAGACCGTGTTGGGGCGTATCGTGGCGATCCGATCAGAGACGGATAAAGATGTAATTAAGCATTTTACCACAGACCAGAAGCGGATTTACGATGAGTGGCATAAACGTCAGGCCGAGCAGATGAGCCCTCAGGCATACGGTCAGCAGATGGAATATCTGGAGCGGCAGATGGCTTTCCTGTGCGGAGGTGGTTGAGATTGAGAAGATAAAAACAGAAAGAGAAAAAGTGAGGTGCCCGTATTGCGGGTACCCTGTTAATGCAATCAGAAATCAGGACGCCAGGTGTCAGGGCGTCTTTTTTAAATGCAAAAATAAGGATTGCAAACGGGAATTTGAATTAAGAATCTAAGACGCTGTGCCGATGTGCCTGTCTTACCAGATGAGTAAAGGCAGGTGATAGTATGGCAGCTGAGAGCGTCGGACAAATTGGTCTTGACCTTACAGTAAATGATCGAAGTTTTAAGAAGCAGATGGTCGGCATTCAGGGCATGGCAAAGAAAGCGGGCGCCGCCCTGGCTGCCGCATTTGCAGTTAAAAAGATTATAGATTTCGGGGCTTCCTGTATTGAGCTGGGATCGGATCTTGCCGAGGTCCAGAACGTCGTTGACGTGACATTCCCTCGAATGTCAAAACAAGTAGATGAGTTCGCCCGGAATGCGGCAGGATCCTTCGGCCTGTCTGAAACGATGGCAAAGAAGTTCACGGGTACGTTCGGCGCTATGGCGAAGGCATTCGGGTTCAACGAGCAAGCAGCCTACGAGATGTCTACGGCCCTTACCGGTCTGGCTGGAGACGTTGCGTCGTTCTACAACATCAGCCAGGACGAAGCATACACCAAAATGAAGGCGGTGTTCACCGGAGAAACTGAGGTCTTGAAAGATCTCGGAATTGTCATGACCCAGAATGCACTCGATGCTTATGCCATGGCAAACGGATACGGTAAAGTTACGGCCAAAATGACCGAGGCTGAAAAGGTAGCATTACGGTATCAGTTCGTGACAGATCAGCTGGCCCTGGCTTCCGGGGATTTTATCCGGACGAGTGACGGCTGGGCGAATCAGGTTCGTATCCTGCAACTTCAGTTTGATAGCTTAAAGGCGACGATCGGCCAAGGGCTCATCAATGTCCTTACTCCTGTGATTAAGGTTATTAACCTTATAATCAACAAGTTGATGAGCCTGGCCAATGCTTTTAAATCCCTGACAGATATGTTTGCTGGGAAGAAATCAGGCGGAGGAGGCGCTGCGGTTGCAGCCGCCGGTATGGAAGGCGTAGCAGAATCCGCGGATAATGCAGGAACAGCCATGGGCGGAGCTGGGAGCGCTGCGAAAAAGGCCGCGAAAGATATCAAGGGAGCCACAAGTGGCATTGACGAACTCAATGTCATTCAGGCGCCAGATAGTGGTGGATCTGGTGGCGCGAGCGGCGGATATGCGGCCGACGAGTTCGATATGGGGGAAGTTGATACTTCAGCCATTGATGAGATGGATAGTAAGTATCAGGGACTCATTGATAAGGCCAGAGAGCTTTCCAGTCTGTTTAAGGGTGGATTTAATATTGCCTTCGGAGATAAAGGCGTTTTAGACAGTATTCAGCAGTCCATCACTAATATTGGGCAGAGCCTAAAAGATATATTCCTGGATCCGGCTGTCGTTTCTGCGGCAGATGAGTTTCTAAATCGGTTTGTATTTAATCTGGGTAAAGTTGCTGGTTCCACTGCAAGCATTGGTGCATCATTTGCTGATAATCTACTGGGCGGGATCAGCCTGTACTTAGAGCAGAACAAGGAACGTCTGATCGAATATATTGTAGCAATGTTTGATATCGGTTCCAGAATCTCTGAGATAAGTGGCCGATTTTCGACCGCAGTAGCTAAAATATTTGAGTCTTTCCGGAGTGACAGTGCAAAACAGATCACAGCTGACATCATCGGGATTTTTTCTGAAGGATTTATGGGTGTTACTGAACTGGCAGGCACGTTTCTGGCTGATTTACTAGACGTGCTTACTGGCCCGATTATAGATAATGCAGATTATATCAAATCAACGCTGGAAAATACATTTAGCGCGATTGAACCGGTATTTGCAACGATTAAGTCAGTGATCGAGGAAGCATTCACCAAAATAGGTAACGCATACAACGACCATGTAGCACCTATGCTCATGTCATTTAAAAAAGGATTTTCTGAAATAACAGAAAAACTTTTGGACGCTTATAATCAGTACATCCTCCCGGTAATATCAGAAATGTCCCAGAAATTCCAGGAGTTTCACGAACAATATTTAAGCCCTCTTATAGATAAGTTTCTTGATTTCACTGGAAAAGTCGCTGATGCTATAACGACGGTGTGGGAAAATTTCCTTAAGCCATTTGTTTTATGGTTTATTGGGACAATGGTTCCTATCATTGGCAATGCATTATCAGGACTGGTTGACATGTTCTTTGGCTGGTGGAAAGGAATTAGCGAGACTCTGGGCCATGTATTCGACGCGCTGGGCGGTTTGATGGATTTTATCACCGGAATCTTTACTGGAGACTGGAAAAAGGCATGGGAAGGCATTAAGACATTTTTCAGCCAAATATGGGAGGCTATGAAGAGCCTGACAAATACCCTGATGACTGCAATAAGCAATATTATAAGTACGGTGCTGGGCGTTATTAAAGGTGTATGGGAATCTATTTGGGGAAAGATTAAGGAGTTTGCTTCCGGACTCTGGAATGGTTTAAAAGACTCAGCATCAGAGATATTCAATAGCATCAAGGATAAGCTGTCTGAAATCTGGGATAGCGTAAAGTCCACGATTGAGGAAAAGTGGAATGCCATCAAAGAGTGGTTCGATGGAATCTGGCAGAAGATCAAAGATATTTTCAATCTTGACGAAATGCTGCAAGTCGGAAAGAACATCATGAACAAACTGTGGGAAGGTATGAGTAATATCTGGGAAGACGTGAAAAACTGGCTGGGCGGCATTGCAGATTTTGTAGGAAGTGTCTGGGACGGTATTGTAGATGGTGCAAAGAATCTGTTCAAGCGAGGTAAAGAAGAAGCTGAAGAAAGTGACAGTGATAGTTCCGGGCCGGGAGGCACTTCCGACTATGTTGACAGTGGCCCAGGTGTAAAGGGCCATGCAACCGGAGGCTTCCCGAAATCAGGCCAGATGTTTGTGGCCAATGAAAACGGCACCCCTGAGATGATTGGTAAGTGGGGCGGTAAAGCGGCGGTTGCCAATAACACGCAGATCACTCAGGGAATCTCTCAGGCAGTACAGGGTGGCATGAGAGCAGCCCTTACACCATTGGTTAATAGCATAAGGAGTATGACAAGCAATGCAACGCCGCGTCTGGCTATGGTGGGATCATCGAGTCCTGGCTATGAAGACACCGGGAGAATACGAGATATGGTCGATAAGGCCGTTGCAATGGCAGCCAGACCGGACGGCATGAGCGAGCAGTACTTAATCATTATGATCGATCTACTTAAGAAGATTATCGAGCTGATCGAGAACTTTGATCTGGTGGTCAACATAGATATCCGTGAGATCCGACAGAAGCTTAAGGATCTCGAAAAACGGTCAGGCTTTTCGTTTGGATAAGGAGGTGGAGACGTGGCTTTTATTACAATCAACGGTCGGGAGTTTCCGCCTCCCGACAACATGGCCGACTTAATTGTCGCCACGAACGTGAGCGATGGTAAAAATGCCCTCGGCGAGTTTATCGGGGACCGCGTCGGTAGGGATCAGTACAAGGTGGATAACCTGCAATGGTCCTATCTGGACGCAGCTACGTGGGCGGAGATGTTACAGGCGTTTTCGGAGTTCGTAGTGACGGCCCGGATCCCCGACATGGTACACGATGGCTGGATTACAATCCAGATGTACCCGGGCAACCGGACCGGTACGCCGTGTGAATATGACAGTGACGGCCGGCCCACCCGGTATAAGGTGTGCAAGGTCAATCTGGTGGATTGCGGGGTGATTGACTGATGCAGGCGGTAAGCAGAGCCTATAAAGAGACACAGACAAAGCAGACCAGAGATCAGATGTACATGGACGTCACCATCGGTGTTATCAACCAGGCAGCACAGAATAACTCTTCCGTGGATCCGGGCCAGTGTACGGAGTTCTCGAACACCCGGAAGCTGTTGGACAACTACGACCCAGAGTACATGTACGCGACTTACGAACAAGACTTCTGGCGGGCCGATGGCTCCATGTTATTCCTGCCAGAGGACGGCAGCCCCTATTTCAACCAGGGGGCGGTCAGCCGGGAGCTGCTGGGGGCAATCCAGATCGATTACCACGGCGGCCCCTATGATATCCGGGGGCTGACTATAGATTTTTCGGATTACTTCCCGGTTGACTTTGACGTTGTGTCAGACAATAAGACGCTGAATGTCATCGGAAACAGCAGCCGGGTATACATAACCGAGGAGATTTTCGAGGACGCTACGTACATCCGGATCGTCCCTCACGCCATGGTCAACGGCCAGGGGCGGCTCCGGATTTTTAAAATATCCATGGGTGTTGGTATCTACTTTAAGAGCAGACAGATTACCTCGAGCAGTAAAAAGGAGTATCTGTCGCAGATTTCGGAGGAGCTGCCGACCATAGACCTATCCCTGACCGTGGAAAACAAGGGCCGGAAGTTTGACACCGAGAACCGCGACAGCGCCCTATATTATCTGGAGATCGGCCAGGAGGTCGAGATCAAGTACGGCGTGACACTGGCGGACGGCTCCATCGAGTGGCTGGACGGAGCGAAGCTATACCTGGACACGTGGAAGGCCGACGACGACCGCATGAGCTTCGGGGCGCGTGATGCAGTCGCAAACCTCAACGGGACGTATTACCGGGGGAGGCATGGCACCACAACGTTGTATGATCTGGCCGTCGATGTGCTGGCAGATGCAGACGTGGATCCTCGGAATTACGTACTGGACGATTATCTGCGGCAGGTGCTGGTTGTCAACCCGATGCCCGCAGTCACCCATGCAGAAGCGTTACAGATCATAGCCAACGCAGGCCGCTGCATCTTATACCAGGACCGACAGGGTATGATCCGGATTAAGGCAGCATTCGCCACGGTGATCTCTCCGGAGCGCATGACGGTGACGTCGGACGATGCCATGGAGTACTCGCACCTTAAAGAGGTTGTGCTGCCGAGCGTTAAGTACGATTATGCCAGGTATACACAGGATTACTGGGTGGCAGATGGCAGTATGTACTTTCTTCCAGAGGACGGAGGCAACTACTTAAATACCGGTTTTATAAGCAAGCAGGTGGCCGGAGATGATGGGCGATTTACAGATCCTCCAAAGCTGTCAATCCGACTGGAAGCGGCCATGAAGTACTACGGCCTGTCTATGGAGTTTGGCGGCAATCACCCGGTCGAGATGGTGATACACACCTATAAGGCCGGTGCATTGCAGGAAAGCTATACGCAGGGGATAACCGGCAACGAGATGGTAGTGGAACATGAGTTTCCGGAGTTCGATACCATAGTTTTTGAATTTACGCAGGCGCACTCCAACAACGATGTAATCGTCAACTATGTTAAGTTTGGGGACGTGAGCGATTATGAACTTAACTATCACAACATGCGGAAACCGCCTACAGGTATCCAGGTCGATAGGTATAAGGATCTCCGGGTGCAGATGACCAACTACTATGAGGGCACTGATCGTAAGGAGCTGTTTAAGGACGTGGTGCAGGGCGGCGGCCGTTATGTGGCTACGATGCTTAATGCAAGCCACGGGTATGCAGTTAATATTGGATCTATTGTGGAGTCTACGGCCTATAAGGTGATCGTGGATCTAAGCAGTGTTACCGGCTCTGTGGAGTTGATAATCACCGGCTGCGAATACCTCCAGACACCGTCTGACTATGTGCTGAGACTTAACCCGTCTGGACAGAGTAAGACCTGGACTAATCCTCTAATCAACGATGCGGCTCATGCGCAGCTGGTAGCGGAGTGGACTGGAAATTACCTGAACAACAATATCAACTATGAGATCAGCTACCGTGGGGATTTCCGGCTGGATCCTGGGGATATCGTATTCCTCCAGAACCAATATGTGGATAAGCTCCAAATCAACATCGGGGAGCATACGATCAATTACGACGGCGGAGCCGTATCCGGTACCGTGAAAGCAAGGAGGGCTGTTAATGGCGTGGGTAACACCTAAAACTAATTGGGTTAAGACGGACAGGATTAACTATGTGGATTACAACCGGATCAAAAACAACTTGGCGTATCTGCGGGATCTGGCGGCGCAGTTGTATCGGGAGTTTGACATCACAGTGGATCCGGACAAAGACAATTATAGTCTCTGGCCTTATCCGTCCGAGATCAACCGCTTGGAGGAGAATCTGGAGACAATCCGGAATCATACGTATCAGTTCCGGACGGGGCAGAAGCGGACCTATTACGGCAACGTCCCCACTATCGACTGGCAGGAGCTCAACCGCCTGGAATCAGCCACGCTGCTGATCCACGATAACTTACAGGGCCAGGCAGAGGGCAAGCGGCGGTTATCATTTAGATTAGGAGGTTTAAGAGGACTATGAAGACAGACTGGAAAGATGATATCTTCACCCGCCGGAAGCTCCGCATGGTAGACAACGGAGACGGCACGGTTACACCGGAGGACGCAACGGATTATACCCAGCGAGGAGACAGTTTCGGGGCGAAGGAACTCAATACGATTGGCGAGGAAGTAAATGAGATAAAAAAATCTGTCAGTGATGGAAAAGCCCTTGTTGCCGCAGCCATCACTGCGAAGAGAGTAGCAACAGCGGCGACAGCGACATTTAAGGAGATGGCAGCAAATATCGGACGCATTGTATTGGGATCCGGGAATGCACAGCCGGCGGATGTCCGGAAGGGAAAAACCTTTACGAACGATGAGGGAATAGAAAAAGCCGGGACTATGCCGGAGTACATATCCGGAACAAAAGGTATATCATGCGGATTAAACGACAGTGGCCTGTATTATTACATGGGCGCCGGTTACTGGATTCAAGACGGATCTGGAAAGTCGTGGGTCTATATGAGCCGCGACGAGGTGGCTGCCACAATCGGACTTAACCCGGATTGTATGCTGGACAGTATTAACGTGCTGGGAAAGCAGGGCAAGATCCAGTCCATGGCGGGAGTGACGATTACACCGCAAACCTATGCTCAGACAGTGCAGTCGGCGTGGAAACGCATGACAGGCAACGTGGAAATAGCAGCTGCATCACTTCCGCCGGCGAATGTGATTAAGAAGGGGTACCGGTATTGGATAGGCAGTAACTACGTTGACGGAACTTTTGAGGGGTATGTACCAATGCCGACGGATTTGTATGTAAGAGGTAATAACATAGTCGGATTCTCGAAATACGAGGGGTACGATCTCCCGAACTTTGATAGCGGACAACTTACATTCGTTACTAACTATGGTGGAATGCAAGCGCCGTTTGACTTCACCAGGTACACAAGAGTTAATTTTGAAATACACAAAACAGCTAAACAGGCCAACTCTTATATTTCGATTAGAGACCTCAACAATAAAGTCGTATATGCCAAAGTCGTACTGGACAATACATTAAATGTAACACAAACCGTATCGATCGCCCTTAATACATTGGCTATCAACTCGTTCTTCGGCTTTGAATTTGCGAGTTGGCGTGGCGCTGTATATCGCATTTGGGCGTCATAACTGACAAGAAAGGAAGAAAACTTATGAAATCATTAATCATCTACGACGCCACCGGCACAATCTGGTCGGTAATCCACGGTCAGGATACAGTCCCCGCCGGAGTCCTCGGTCTGGTCGTCACGATCCCAGACGGCGCGGCAGTTACCAGCATGGACGTCAGCAATCCTGCCAGTCCACAGCCGGTCTATCAGTACGACAGCAATGGTATCGATCTGCACGAGGAGGTCAAGACAATCAAGGCCATGATCGACGACATGTCCCTTATCCTGGCTGATGTGATTGGAGGTGTGTACTATGCTTAGTACAGCGGCGAAAAATATAATTATCTATGCGCTTAAGATCAGGCGCGGGCAGGGGGAAGATGTGGAAGAGATCCTGAAGGGATACCGCAACCTGACCGATGCCGAGAAATACGAGGTCTTACGGGCAGTGACAGAGGAGGGATAAGATGGACGGTACAATCCAAAACTATACGCTTGACATGGCGGCCGATACGAAAAAGGATCCGTTGGAGATCAAGCAGTACGACACGAACAGCCGATGGGCGCGTATATCTCTGGTAGCATTCAAGAGTCCATGGATTATCCCGTTTGGATGTCAGATACACATCAGCGTCCGGAAGACCGACGGGACTTTAGCCAATGCCACGTGTACGCGGGAAACTGAAAGTACAGTTCTTGCCCCAATAACAGACCAGATGGCTGCCGTAGCGGGAACCCATTTGGGGGAACTGTATTTTCTTGGCAATGATGGAGACATTAGATCCCAGACTTTTCCCGTAGTAGTACGAGATGCCGTCACAGACTTAGACCGATTGGCCTCCTCAGACGATTTCCAGGTTCTTAAGGACGCGCTCAGAGAAGTCAAAACCTCCACGGAAGCCGCAGACATTGCCGCCCAGTACGCTACGGAGCAGGGCAACTCTGCCAGAGATGCGGCCCAGCGTGCAAATGATGCAGCGGACAGCATACAGGTAGCGGTCGATGCGGCGGCGGCAGCCAAAGTTAGCGAGACCAACGCTAAGACATCGGAGATAGCTGCGGCGCAGACTCAGCAGGAGGTCACGGATTACGTCGAGGCGCAGAAGGCCGCCTTTGCCGGTTACTCAAAACGGGAGTCTGACAGCAAGTACGCCAACGCCCTGACAGAGACCGCGACAGGTGAGGGCGGCGTAACCGTAGAGGACGCGTGGACGGCGCCGGTGCTGGGGCTTGATGTGGCAGGTAAGAGTGAGCAGGTGGTGACGACGGGAGCGCAGTTGTTACCGCAGCCTCAATTCAACGATACTAAAAACGGTATCACTGTGAAAACACAGACGGACGGTGGAATTTCCATAACGGGAACCGCAACAGCCGCTATTACATTTACGGTTGCGGAAATCCTGCTTCAGGCGGGGCAGTATACACTGTCGGGATTATCCGGTTTGGTCGTTGGTAAAATGTATTTTCAGCTTGTTGAAATAAGTGCACAGGGTGGTCAATTTGTTGGTGAGCTGGCAAAGGTAGGCCATGTTACTAGCGCGACCGTTACAATTGACCATGATGTATGGGCGCGTGCAGAAATAAAAGTATTATCAGGAGTAACCGCCGATAGTGTTTGTTATCCCATGCTTAACGCCGGAGACACCGCCCTCCCCTGGGAACCCTACACCGGAGCCGCTCCCTCTCCCAGCCCGGACTACCCGCAGGACATTATCAGCGTGGGGACGGTGAGCACGGGGAAGCAGATGTTAAATGCTGACACGATTGTACAGGGCGGAATTAATGCGGATACAGGAGCAACGAATAATGCTTCTAATTTTGTGCGTAGTGATTATATACCAGTTAAGCCCGGAGATTATGTGCTAAGCGGTGATGGACTAAAGTCATATTTAAATTACGTTATGTATTTCAATCAAGAGAAAGTAATACAAAGTAGTTTGTCAATTAAACCAACTAACGGAAAATTTACTGTCACAGAGGGGACTGCATATATCAGAATTAGATTTATTGCCAAAGATGGTGCGGAGGGAACGGTGATACCATCGGAAGTAGTTGCACTTAAACCTATGCTCAACACAGGCGACATAGCCTTACCATGGGAGCCGTACACCGGAGGCAAGCCGAGCCCGTCGGTGGAGTATCCGCAGACGTTGGAGCTGGTGGTGACAGGGGCGCAGATGTTTTACAAATCTCTTGTGACGTTACGGGGGACAGGTGCAGAAGCTGATATCACGGACAAAAGAGCCATTAAGATTACTTACACAAGAGCTAATGGCGGAAAATATGCAGGATTTATTGTGGACGATAAAAGTAATATTGTTGGCAAGACATTAACAATATCGTACGGCAGTATCATACCGAGTAAAAGCGGTTTGACACCCGGTATCCGATTGTATTGGATAGACATTAATGGATCCGTATTATCCTATGTGGTGTATGTAAATAAATCTCCCACTACAATTACAATAGAGGATCCTCAAAATGATATGGCTACAAAATTGGCATTGTTGTTGTATGCCGATATCGGTGACGCGGCCGTCGTAAATGATTATGTAATATATAAGGATATCATGATTAACGCCGGAGACACCCCGCTCCCATGGGAGCCGTACAAAGACCGCCAAACTGCCCCCGTCACTTTGACAGAACCATTACATGGGACCGGAGAGTGCCGGGACAGGATCGCGTGCAAAGATGGGGAATGGGGGATTGAGCGGTATATTGGTGTGGTGGATAACGGGCAATGGAGGAAGCTAAATGTAGCATCAGGAAGCGCCGGACATAGGTTTGTATATGATGCAACAGATATGATCGAAAAATTAAATTGCATGGTTATATGCTCTAAATATACAAGACGTCCAAAGGGTGCTAGCTTTAACGCTATTGGCGATTATGTGGCGACAGATGAAGTGGGAAAAATTTTTATTCGCACGCTTAACCCTGATTTCGAAACGATCGAAGCATTTAGGGAATTTATAGCCGATGCAATCACCCTCTATCCCCTTGCCACCCCTACCTGGGAGCCTTTCCCCTCCGCCACCCAGCAGGCCCTCAACGCCCTGACGACCTACGCAGGCACAACACACTTGACGATCACCGCGGGCGGCCCGGCCCCTACGGTGACTCTGGACTACGTCAAGGACACCCACAAGGCGCTGGAGCAGTGCTATGAGGCGGCCAAAGAGTACACCGACAACCAGATAGCGACAATAGTAGCAGCCCTGCCGACAGCGACGCAGGCGGCTATTGTAGATAACCAGACAACTAAACTTTTACAGGAGGTATGAGATTATGAGTAACACAGTGATTTACACGTTGATGAGCAGTCTTATCAGCAAAAAGTATTATGCAACCAAAGAGGAGGCCACGGACAAGCTGGGCGTATATTTCGCCTTCAACATGCTCTCTGCGGAGCAGATGACTGAACTTGCTCTGCTGGCTGAGACGGTGTACGCACCGCCGGTAGTGGAGCCGACACCAGAACCCGTAGACCCTGAAACACCAACAGAATAAGGAGGACACACTATGAATAAGAACAAGCCAGACATGAACTACAAGACAACCGTACCTTATGGCCCCGCAACCGGAAAAGAGGATCCCGGCCGGCAGCCTGTGATTGATGAGACACCTTATAAAAAAGATTACAGCCCGGATCACAGACAGTTTAAGCCAGGGCATGTGCCGGGCGGCCCGGGGCACAAGGACTGCGAGCATGAATAACTGACAGGAGAACTGTATGTACATAACTACAAACACAATCATTACGGCAGCCAGCGTGATCACCGCGCTGGTTGTTATATTTTCAGCACTCTTCGCTGTTTACAGATGGTATCTTAGACAAGGACAGCAGGATCGGGAAATTAAAAATATCAAAGACGAACAGTGCCTTCTTGTTTATGGGGTTCTGGCCTGTTTGAAGGGAATGAAGGAACAGGGCTGCAATGGTCCAGTGACAGAAGCCATTAACAAGATAGAAAAGCATATCAATCAACAGGCTCATGAGTGAGCGGAAAGAGAGGATTAATTATGGATTTAGGAATTGCAAGTGTAGCAGGTATCACAGCGCTGTGTTATTTGGCCGCTATGGCGGTTAAAGCGACGGCGGTGGACAATAAGTGGCTGCCGGTAATTTGCGGCGTTATTGGGGCAATCCTGGGCGTTGCAGGCATGTACACGATGCCCGACTTCCCGGCGGCGGACATCATCAACGCAGCGGCGGTTGGAACTGTATCGGGGCTTGCGGCTACCGGTATCAACCAGGCGTACAAGCAGCTGACGAAATAAGCTGTTGCGATATCGCAATGGTTGTAATATCACAACTTTTTGGGGCCTGGGGATTCCGGGCCCTTTTTTAGATTGGAGGCTAACTATGTTACCTATTACAAAACAAATCAAACAGATCAATTGCTATGCAAGCCAGAATCACCCAAAGTACATCGTAATCCATGAGACTGATAATTTCAACAAAGGGGCCGGAGCCGAATCTCACGCCAGAGCACACGTCAACGGCAACATCGCCACGTCCGTCCACTACTACGTTGACGATGTGGCGATCTACCAGACTCTCAACCACACGGACGGAGCATGGGCGGTAGGGAAGCAGTACGGTACGCCGCTGGTGGCCGGAGTCAACAATAACAATACGATCAACATTGAAATATGCGTTAATCCTGACAGCAACTACGACAAGGCCCGGCTTAACTGTGTGGATTTGGTGAAACATCTGATCCAGGAGACGGGGATCCCTGCCGATCGGGTGATCCGGCATTACGACGCCAAACGCAAATGGTGCCCTCGTAAGATGATGGACAATCCGGAGTTATGGACGGACTTCTGCCTGCGGATCCGCGGCCAGGTGGACGAGGTGAAGAGTTTTGAGGACGGCGCAGGGAACTGGCATTTTACGATTAATGGCGAGTTGCAGAAGACGCGCTGGGTAAAATATAAGAATAAGTGGTTCTACGTGGACGATTCCGGGAACATGGTAACCGGTTATGCGGTTATCGGAGGCCTGGTCTATATGCTTAACCCATCAAAGGCTGATATGGCGACATACGGGGCGCTGATGGTAACGAACAACCTTACACAGGGCAATCTTGAGGTGCAGTGGGTGGAATAGCAAACAACAGAATAATGATGCGACTGAAGCTCTGGGAGGAATCCCGGGGCTTTTCTATTGCAAGATGCAGAAAGGAATTAATATGAAACTAAGACTTGTCAAACAGGGAGATTTTTTAGGAACGAAATGCGATTTTTATGTAAATGAGATTGGCGATATTTTTATGAGCAGAACACAGATTGGATATGCGTTAAAATATAAGCAGCCGCAGAATGCGGTTCTAATTGTTCATAAGCGCCACAAAGAGAGATTGGATAAATTTTCTGTGGAAGTATCGGGGTGTCAATTTGTCACCCCGATTTATAAAAATGAAAACACCGATAAAGTATTCATGTATAAAGAACGCGGAATATATGAAATATGTCGTTACTCAAATCAGCCAATAGCAGACGATTTCAACGACTGGGTTTACGATACGATCCTGTCCATCAAAAAGAACGGCTACTACATCGCCACTGAAAAAGATGCAAAGTGGCTGGGAATCCGTCAGGAGACTAAAGAAGTACGCAAGGCTGAGACAGATCAGATTAAGCTCTTTGTAGAGTACGCAAGGGCACAGGGGAGCCAGCACGCAGATCGGTATTATGTGTCACTGACCAAGCTCATAAACCGCAGATTAGGCATAGAGAACGGCGGGAGGGACAAGGCAGACCAGAGGACGCTGATGCACTTAAAATCGCTGGAAACGGTGGTGGAGCTGCATCTGGCTACGCTGATGGCGGAGGGGCTGCCGTACAAGGAGATATATCAGGGCGTGAAAAAGTTTATCGAAGCATTGTAGGAATCTCATGGCTGAAAATTCAGCCGCCAGTTTGAGTGGTAAGAAAAGGGCGGTCCGTTTGGGCCGCCTTACTTCATATAAGGGCAATAATATCGAAATATAAAACCCCGGATTGCTCCGGGGTCAGGCCCATCGTGTTACGCATTGGTTAAGAGGCTTGATGGGATCTGTTGATCTAAATATGATAAGGAATGATAACCGCCAAATGGCGGTCCCTGCGGCCGACGACATTACATGTCGCTTAAACGTTAATTCGGTTATGCAGGTATACAGCATATCTCTATCTGCACTTTTAGTATATGCCATGTATACTAAAATGTCAACCCAAAATCGAACATATGGTACACCTTGATGATCTATTAAGCGCTGATCCGTGCAGGGATTGCGTGGTTGATGGCGAAATGAAAAATCCTACGTGATTCGTTTAAAGATATGGCTATTATGTTATAGAATTTGTAATTGAAGCCATACTACTACTGTGCTTTGATATATAAATTGTAATCAGTATTTTATGCTTTACTGTAAAAGAGGGAAAATAGTTGAAAAGATATGATCCGATGATGGTGGGAAAAAGAATTAGGAGACAACGGATAATAATGGGATTGACCCAGGAAGAAGTGGCTGAGAAGATTGAACGGTCTTATAAGTACTATCAAGATATCGAGCGAGGGACATGTGGAATGTCGATTGATACAATACTTAGTATTGCAGAATGTCTTCATACATCTATAGACTATTTAATCTTCGGAAATAATGAGAAAAATTTCCCCACCTTTAATGGTGAAGAAGAGCAACAAGCGCTTATAGATGCTTTGAGCAATTGTAGTATTCATAAGAAAAAATATGCCTTAGAATTAATAAAATTATTTTTGAAGGCTTGTGGTGAACAATAACGGCGGCAGCGCCCCATGGCTCCGCCCTGCCTTCTCGGCATAATATAGGCGGTCTGTTTGGGACTCCTTACTTCTAAGGGGGCTTCACGACCGTCGATTTTTTTAACACACCTCTTGCCAGGAGATCACAGAAATGATATAATAAATTCGCTCGTATTATTTCATATATTTTTCTGGCGTATCAGAAGAGTATTCATGCAAAGCCGCTCAGTATCCCCATACACTGGGCGGTTTTTGTGCGTAATTCATGTATAGGTGACCAGTAGTAGGCTACATCTAAAATGATATATACGCGCTATAATAATTGCGTTTTGCTTTTCTAACTTGCGGCTTAGCTATATTGGCAGGCCGCATTTTTTGTATACATAACTGCATAAATTTAGCAGAGTAGAGTAAAAAAGCGTTGATTTATTGAGAAAAAAGTGATATGATTTTCCCAGCAGCTCTTCTTTGCGGTCGTCTAGGTATATTTCCCCCATATACCCGGGCGACTTTTATATGCGTATCTTACTACGTTACATCAACCGGCATTTGGTATCTGGCGATCGCTGAGTTAAAAACCACATAGCTGATATATCCACATCGATTATCATTTCCGCCATCTCGCGGATCTCCTGGTATTTTGCATTTTTGACAGCCTGGGCATGGCGCTGGTAGGTCTCAATTATCTCAAAAAATAATTCATCTGTTCGGTTCATCTTTTCATCTCCATTCAGTTATATTATTTCACTTGATTATTTTGATTAGGCGGCCTGTTTGGTACCATCTAAATGCATAAGCATATTGTATCATTCTCTGACTGCATTTTGACTGCATAACACTTAGTTTTGACTGCATTTAGTTAGTGATAGTTAGCGCGTGAAATATCTCAAAAAGCACGGTTTTAAGCCAAAAACAACGTAATTGCTAGATGTTAAAAACATGTACTGTTAAATCGTAATAAATTAATGCATTCTTAAGAAATGCCCTGTTTATGCATGTTTCATGGGTATGATATTATCGTTTGACTGCATTTTGACTGCATTATAGTAATCCTCCAGTTTATCCGGCTCCACATCGAAAAATCCAAAATGGGTGTAGGTGTCAAGCGTGGTCTTAATGTCATCGTGTCCGAGGAGATACTGAGCCTGCTTGATATCAACACCTGCTTTGTATAAATCACTGGCATAGGTGTGCCGGAAAATATGTGGCGTGATATCATCTGATAGAGGGGTGCTTGATACAGCCTGAACTTTTTTAAGTATTTTTTCCCATTTATAATCGAGGGTAGAAATATATCTGCCGCTTTTTGAGGGAAAAAGAATTCCCGATCGGCCTTTTATGAATTCGAAAAGGATTTTTGCCAACGGGGCGGGAATCGGTATCTGGCGGAGTCCGGCAGCAGTCTTTGTGTATTCCTGCAGGCAGGTATTGATTTTCTTACTGGCAACCAATGTTTTAGAAACGTAAATCTGATTCTTTTTTAAGTCGATATCTTTTACATCTAATGCAAGCGCTTCGCACTTTCTTAAGCCAGTGTAGAGAAGCAGGTTGATGAAGCAGCGCTCAAAACTATCAAGGTCTGCTATTTCAAATAACAGACGTTCTTCAGACGTAAGAGCGCGCTTTGGTTTTTTGTCTATTTTGACTCTCTTCATTCCAGCAGTAATATCTTTTGCCATAATGTCTTTCTGGACTGCATAACGGACGATTGCTTTGATTCGGGACAGGCACAGATTGTACTGGGCCAGTTTTTTTGATTTTATCATATAGCTTCGAAACGATTCAATGTGCGACATCCGTAAGTCTTTGATTCTTATATCTCCGATATAGCTGTTAACGGTACTTAACTGACCTTTAATCGTACTTATTGTCTGGTCTCTAACGCTTCCGAGCTTCTCGTTTGTAAGCCATAATTCAGACAATTCTTTAAAGGTGGTGTTCTGTTCCTGTAAGATGATTCCTTTGTCCATAAGACTCATAAAATCACGATAGTTCTTATCTAATTCTTTGATAGTGCTGCCATAAATTGTTTTACGGACTGGTTTTCCGTCTTTGATACCGATGGTTACCTGCTTGGAGTATCTTCCATCTTTACGTTTCTTAGGCATAATACTTCTCCTTTCTTTCGAAAGGGCATAAAAATAGCCCTGTATTTTTTGCCAGAGCTGTGATACAATATGCTTGTTGAGGGCATGTGTATCGGCTCTGGCTGATATGTGTGTTGGAAAGCTCTGGGAGTTGGTAGCTCCTGGGGCTTTTTTCATGCTAAATTAATTCTGAAATTATTATACTCAAATCTTCATAAATGCCAACTTCGGCTTTTTCGTTAAATGGGATGATGATTGGTGCAGCATCTTCTTCATAGTGGTAGATGGTGGTACGTTCTTTGGCGAGATCGACAATCCAATATTCGCGTACACCTGCTTCGGAATAAAGAGCATTTTTCTTAGTGTAATCCATTTTTCTGCTTGAAGGTGAGACTATCTCAATAATGAAGTCTGGCGCGCCATTGCAACCACGATCTGAAAGTTTGTTTTTGTCACAAATCACAGAGATATCAGGTTCTACCCAGTTTTTGTCATCGGCATCAAGATTTACAGCAAATGGCGCTGGGTATACCTCACAATCTCCGCGATGGCTGTCAATGTAGTTGCCGAGAATCTTCGTAAACGCGGCAATCAGCTTCTGGTGATTCCTGCTGGGCGGTGCCATGGCGTAGAGCTGGCCGTCGATCAGTTCGGCGCGGTCACCTTCGGGGAGATTCCAGTAGTCTTCTGATGAGTATGTTTTCTTGTCTGGCAATGGCATGAAGGGCACTTCCTTTCTTGTTTCAATTCACAATAGGGGGTGATAGCATTAAGGCTTTCTGGTTAAAGTTCAATATCAATTCCAGCCTCTTCAGCTACTTGCATGAGTTCCTGGAAATTTTTTGAGTTTCTATTTTTCATTCTTCGATATGCACCAAAGGATTTGGGCGCATGTTCTGGAAGTTGATAAAATATATGATAATATTCTTTTCGATCTCGATTTTTCTTTTGACGCTCTTGCTGTTCTTGAATTAACTCAGGAGTATTGACAACATTACTTCTTAAAAAAACTTTATTTGGTGTATGATATAGAAAATTATTTAAGTCAAGCTCCGCTCTCTCTGCTTCTTCAAAAAATCCCATCTCTATATTCCACTGGACAATTCTATAGTAATCATATTCTCCCCATAAAATCGTGCTATGTTTCATAAGTTCGATCATTTTTCTTAGACAAGTTGAGCAAAGTTCAAAATCGTGTCTTATATAAAAATGTCCTGCTTTCATGCGTACAATATAATCCAAACATTTTGTTACATCTGGGAATGGACCATTTTGTCTTGAAAAATTTGGAATTGGTAACCTTTCAATATCTCCTTTATTTTCAAAATCATACTTTTCTCCATCAGAGATAAAAAATCTTGCTTGATAATAATTTCTACCATCGTTGGGATCAATTTTGTATAAAATACCATTCTTAAAATAAAGTGTCTGTTCCATTAATGCACTCCAAGATATTGCTTAATCTAATGGTCATTAATCATAAGCTGCTACCATACCATTGCTGACTATCAGCCAGTTCAAAATCATCGAAGCCTTTCATGCTTCGTACAACTTCAAGGTGTTCTTCTAGCTGCTTTAGCTCTTTTTGTATCCTTTTCTGTTCGGCTTGGATTTTTTTCAGACGCTGCAAAAATCTTTTAGCGGACATCGGTTGAGTCTCTACAGGAATTGTAATAGCAGCGTGCGCGGCAGCTTCTATAGTTTGTACGTTTTCTTTTTGGAAATCATCATTTTCAATATGACGCATGGCATGGCGATAGGCTTTGAGCTGTTCGTCATATGATAGCCGTGCGTTAATCATGATCGTAAAGCTATCATCTTCATTTTCAAAAACCATTTCATTCCCAGGAGCTGGGAAATCAAGTAAGACGACATTAACATCCGGTGTCATCGTTACCACGTTCCTTTCTTTTCAAAGCGAGCGCCATATTGTGTAAGGCGCGAAGATCGTCTGCATCCATGTCGCGCTGAACATCGAATAATGCGCGAAGTTCCTTGTTCTCGAATATTTCCTGGGCAGCCTGAGCGGTTTCGTCGTTGAGATAATAACGGTCATTAGAATCGTCTTTTTCTTCAATCAGATCAGACCGTTTACAGTTGAACAAATCGCACATTGCGTCAACTTTGTCCATTCTGGGCGTTTTTATACCATTACACCAATTATATACAGAAGTGGTTCCGACGCCTAAGTGCTTAGCTAATTCGGCCTGTGTTATTTCATATTTACTTAGATAATATCGAAGTCGTTTAGAAAATACAGCATTAAATTCTTGTTCTGGCATTTTTACACCCCTTTCTTCTTTAAGATTATAATACACCAAAAGTGAAAAAGTTGCAACATAAAAATGAAAATATATCACTTTTAGTGTTGACACACACTTAAAGTGATGGTATACTAATTCCAGAATAAAGGAAGGAGGTGCGAAAAGTGGCAGAAGTGATACAAATTAGCTTGGCAGCAGCGAGAGTAAATGCCAAGTTGACGCAGGAAGAAGTGGCAAATATGATGAAAATCGGTAAAAGAACGGTAATTAATTGGGAAAAAGGAGTGGCTATGCCGTCATTTGCAGACTTAAACATGTTGTCTAATATTTATGGAATACCTGTAGATAATATTTTTTTGTCTGCGAAATCCACTTAAAGTGATGCGTGAGGATGAAAAGGAGGCGAGAAAAGATGGGGGACGGCCAGATATTAACCATCAAAGACTGTATGGTCCGCCATAACAAGAGCTACGACACCATAGCGGCCCTGTTCAAGCGTAAAGGCTCTCCGGCCTTCCGAGTAGGGCGCGAGTGGCAGGTAGACGTTATAAAGTGGGATGCTTATCTGCTTAAACTAGCGGAAGAAGCAAAAGGGTAGCATGGCGGGCAGAGTAGAAAAAGGGGGAGATAACGATGCAGAAGTATTACACAGACCTCGACGACTTCGAGGACGACAGCCGATCCCGCCTGCTGGAAGTAACGGAGCGGTGGCTGATGCCGGCGGTTATCTTTGTGGCTGGAGTGATTATCATTTTAGCAGTTTGCGCACGATTGGAGGCGCTGCGATAGGAGGTGAGAAAGTGGATGAGCTAATGAAAATAAGCTACGAGAGCGGACAACCTACGGTGTCGGCAAGGGATTTATATGATCTGCTTTCCGAAGACGGAGGAACAAAAGGAACCGAACGTTTTAGTAAATGGTTTGAAAGGTACCGCGGATATGGTTTTGAGCAGGGCAGTGATTTTTCAACCCCGAACAAAAAAGTACGGGTTCAAACCGAGGGTACAAGAGATGTACGAAGGGAAGTCGAAGATTACGACCTGTCTGTGGATATGGCAAAACAGATTTGTATGTTGCAGAGAACAAATAAAGGAATGGAGTTGCGGCAGTATCTCTTGGATTTGGAAAAAGCGTGGAATACACCGGAACAGGTCTTCGCCCGGGCGTTAAAGATGGCAGATCAGACAATCAACCGGCTACAGAGCGATATCACCCGAATGAGGCCGAAAGAAATATTTGCCGATGCTGTTACGGCGAGTCATACATCAATCCTCGTGGGAGATATGGCAAAGCTATTAAAGCAGAACGGTGTAGATATGGGCGCCCAACGGCTTTTTACATGGCTCCGCGATAACGGATATCTGATCAGGCGTAAAGGCGCAGACTGGAACATGCCAACGCAGCGGTCTATGGAGATGGGGCTGTTTGAAATCAAAGAAAGTACTCATCTGGACGGAAACGGCTGTAATGTAACGACCAGGACGCCAAAAGTTACCGGAAAAGGTCAGCAGTATTTTATCAATAAATTTTTGGGAGGTGAACAGAGTGCATAAAATCATACTCAATATAATTTACCGGCTTGAAACTCTACGGAATCAGGCACCGGCGTGCGAGAAATCGGCGTACACGAAAGCTATTGCGGAAGTAATGGATATATATGACATAGCCTGCTTTAGCAAGGCAGAAAAGAAGGATAAGAAAAAGAGCCCGGCAGGTGCGAACTGCCATGGCTCAGGTAAATAGAAAACAAATTTTCATCCTCATTATATATGAGGCATTGGAGGAAATCAAGCGTGAAATTAACAAAAATAAAGATCAAGAATCTTTTTGGTATTAAAGAGTACGAAGCAGACGGCCAGAGCGTAGAACTTTCCGGCAGAAACGGAGCCGGTAAAACTTCTGTAATTGATGCGATCCGTCTGGCGCTAACAAACCGTTCTGATCGCGAGTACATCGTAAGGGACGGGGAGACAGAAGGGGAAATTTTAATTGAAACTGACAATGGGCTGCGGATTGATCGTAAGATCAGAACAAACCAGGCAGATTACAAGAGCGTGAAAAAAGACGGCCACGAAGTCGGAAGCCCTGAAACTTTTTTGAAGGATATCTTCACCCCGTTGCAGCTATCCCCGGTAGAATTTATGGCAATGGACAGAAAAAAGCAGAATGCGATTATCTTGGATATGATTGACTACCCATGGGATATGAACAAAATCCGGGAATGGTTCGGAGAGATCCCAGGCTGGGTGTCATATGACCAGAACATTCTCCAGGTACTCCATGATATCCAGTCCGAAAACGGCGAGTACTTCCAGACCCGGCAGGATATTAACCGGGATATCCGTAACAAAAGAGCATTTATCGAAGATATCGCGGATGTGATCCCGGCCGGGTACGATGCCGAGAAGTGGGATAACGAGAATGTCGGAGAGCTTTACCGGGAGATCGAGAAGATTCGTAAAGAGAATGAGACAATCGAAAAGGCAAAACGGATGCTTGAAAGTCGTAGCAATAAGATGAGAGCCTTTGAAGCGGACAGAGAGATCGAATTGTCTGCCATCGAGAAGGAGTTTACCCGGCGGGAGACTAATCTTAAAGAACAGATTGCCTCTCTTGAGGAGCAGATCAGGTCATGCAAAAAGGAACTGTCAGGGCTCAATGAGAAGAAACAGGACAAGATCAGCCTAGCGGAGCAGACCTATAAAACGAACGTGGCTAAGTATGATGCAGAACTATCCCAATACGAAGAATATGCCAGCAAAGAAGTGAAAAGTACCGCAGAGCTCACCGAGAAGGCCGAATATGCCGAGGAAATGAAGGGCCATTTAAATGAGTACCGCCGCATGGAGAACCTGCAATCAGAGGTTGAGAAACTGGCGGCAGAATCCAAAGCCTTGACCGATAAAATCGAGAAGGCAAGGGAACTTCCGGGGGAAATCCTTCAGGAAGCAACCATTCCGATTGATGGACTTACGGTAAAAGATGGCATTCCTTTAATCCACGGACTTCCAATCAGTAACCTTTCCGATGGCGAGAAACTGGATCTTTGCATCGACGTAGCTATCCAGAAACCGAACGGATTGCAGATCATTCTTATTGATGGCGTAGAGAAGCTGTCATCTGATATGAGGAACGAACTATACCGGAAATGTAAGGAAAAGGGATTACAGTTCATTGCCACAAGAACAACTGATGAACCAGAATTAACCGTAGTCGAATTATAGGAGGAAGCCATGGAAGAGATTATGAATGTTGAAAATACAGCGCTTGCAAACCCATTTAACAACGAATCGAATTTTAAAATGCTGATGAAGATGGCGGAGGCTTTCGCAAGTACAGAAATTATACCGCAGAACTACCAGAACAAGCCGGCCGACTGCATGATTGCCATTGACATGGCAAACCGGATGCATGTAAGTCCTATGTTTGTTATGCAGAATCTCTATGTTGTGAAAGGAAAACCTTCATGGAGTGGACAGGCCTGCATGTCGCTGATTAAGTCTAATACTGAGTTTAAGGACGTTAAGCCAGTATATACAGGGGAAGCAGGCACAAATACATGGGGGTGCCATATAGAGGCTATAAGGCGGTCTACAGGTGAACTTGTCCGTGGTCCTGAAATTACAATAGGGGTGGCCAAAGCTGAAAAGTGGTTCTCTAAGATCGACCGCTACGGAAATGAAACATCAAAATGGCAGACAATGCCGGAACTGATGCTTGCGTATCGCGCTAGTGCATTCTTTGCCCGCGTCTACATTCCTGACGCCCTCCTTGGGTGTTCTGTTGAGGGGGAAGCTGAGGATATAATCCGGGAGAAAGACATTCCTGAAATCCCCGATATCTTTGGTGAGAAAGAGAAGGAGGCACAGGCATGATCTTAACAGCAGAAAATTATTTTAGTAAGGAAGCTGACCGGGAATATCTCTCGGTCAGCCAGTACAAGAACTTTATGGGAACTATTGGGCGCCCGGCCTGTGAGGCTGAAGCTATGGCAAAATTAAACGGAGAGTGGGAAATGAAAAAGACCACGGCGCTTATGGTTGGGTCTTATGTAGACGCTCACTTTGAAGGGACTCTTAGTCTGTTCCAGGCACAGAACCCAGAAATTTTCACGAAACAGGGAGCATTGAAAGCCGAGTATCGCAAGGCCGAAGAAATCATCAATAGAATTGAGCGTGATGATCTTTTTATGAAATTCATGGGCGGAGAGAAACAGGTTATTATGACGGCAGACATGTTCGGGAGTCCGTGGAAGATAAAAATTGACAGCTATTTGCCTGGTAAGGCCATTGTGGACCTGAAGGTCATGAGAGAACTGCATAAGGCGGAGTACACGAAAGATTACGGCTATATGAATTTCATAGAGTACTGGGGTTATGACCTCCAGGCGGCAGTCTATCAGGAAGTAGTCTATCAAAATACCGGAGAGCGTCTTCCGTTCTTCGTTGCAGCCGCTTCGAAAGAAGAGGAAACCGATATAGAACTGATATGGATTCCAGACGACCATTTACGTGAAAAGCTGATTGAGGTGGAAAATAACACACCGAAGATCGTAGCGCTGAAGAACGGAGAAGTAGAGCCGATCAGATGCGGTCTCTGTGATTACTGTAAACACACAAAGGTATTGATGAGACCAATACACTTTACAGAACTTTTAGGGGAGGTGTAAGCAATGATATCATTATTAACCGATGATATGGATCACTGCTTCTTCTGCGGCCGCCCTGCCGATTGTGAACATCACCTTATTTTCGGATCGGCAAATCGAGAACTGGCGGATGAAGACTGTCTTAAGGTTCCTATTTGCAACAACTGCCATACCGCAGGAAAAGTTAACAGCAGAATCCATGATAACCCGATGGCTGAAAAGCTTTCAAAGATGCTTGGTCAGATGGCATATGAAAAAGAATTGGCATTGAAAATGGTTCCGATGGGAAGAGAACTATTCCGTGCAAGGTATGGAAAAAGCTATTTATAGCCTTGTGATCCCGAAAGGGAATTACATACAAGCATGTGTCACGACATGCCATTGGTATTACCGGTACTGCCTATTTCAGGGGCGGTACCGGGGAAAGGAGCCTATGGAATATAAGTTGGTGATATTTGGCCGCCTCGATGGCCTGAATGACTATACAGCAGCAAACCGGACAAACCCGCATAAGGGTGGGAAGATGAAGAAAGACAACGAGGAAACCGTCATATGGGCGATCAGACAGCAGTTACGGCGGTTACATATAGAAAAGCCCGTGTTCCTTAAATTCTCATGGTATGAGCCAAATAAGCGGAGGGACCATGACAATGTGTCAAGCTTTGGCAGGAAGGTGATCCAGGACGCACTTGTGAAATGCGGTGTGCTGAAAGATGATGGGTGGGACTACGTCATAGGGTTTACGGACCAATTTTTCTGTGATCGAAATGAACCTCGCATCGAAGTACTGATTGAAGAACGGGAGTGATATTTTGGGAGGAGATGGAAACTACATAAAAATAAGCCGGAACATTCTCGAATGGGAGTGGTATCGGAATATCAATACAAAGGTTCTATTCCTTCACATGTTACTGAAAGCAAACTGGAAAGAGGGAAGGTTTGAAGGTACAACGGTTCCGCGTGGTTCTTTTATTTCTTCTTATCCGCGTCTTTGCGAGGAATGCGACCTTACAATTAATGAGTTACGGACTGCTTTAAAACATTTGACGTCAACAGGAGAAATCACAGTCAAAACACAGTCCAAATACAGCGTATTTACGGTAAATAACTACAGCCTGTATCAGGATATTAACAGTCAAACCACAGTCAATCAACAGTCTGATACCAGTCAATGCACAGACAAGGCACACTCTATTAACAGTCTATTAACAACAATAGAAGAAGGAAAGAAAGAAAAAAGGGAAGAACTTGAAGAAGAGAAAGAAGGAAAGAAAAAAGATAATCGTAATTATCAAGAGATAATTACTCTGTATAATTCGCTTTGCAAATCATACCCCCATGTGACAAAGCTGTCAGACAAACGGCGTCGGGCAATTGGGGCAAGGCTTAACAGCGGCTATACGGCAGATGATTTTCGTAAACTCTTTGAACTTGCAGAGCAGAGTGAATTTTTAAAAGGCAAAAATAATAAAAACTGGTCAGCGACATTTGACTGGCTTATCAGTGACGGTAATATGGCTAAGGTGCTTGACGGCAATTACAGTAACAGGCCAGAGCCATCATACAGCCCTGTAGGGAAACAGCAGGACAAGCAAAACGAGAGCCGGGAAATGATGTATAACTGGGCGATGTCAAGAGGAGGAGAGGAATGAACACAAAGGAATTTGCCGTATTTGCAGATCGGATAAAAACAGCATATCCAAAAGACAACCTGCTGGCAACGGGAGATCAGATGGACTGGTGGTATGAACTACTGGGAGATATTCCTTTTCAGGTTGCTATAATGGCTCTCAAGAAATACGCACTGTCTAACAAATTTCCACCTGCAATATCAGACTTAAGACTGTATGCGGCAGATTTGATGGAAACGCGTATCCCCGATGCTGACGAAGCGTGGGGCGAGGTCAACATGGCTGTAAGGCGCTACGGATATATGAGGGAGGCGGAGGCACTGAAAAGCCTCAGCGGTCCAGTACGTAGGGCTGTAGAGCGTACCGGCTGGCAGAATATATGTCAGTCACCATATGAGCAGGTGAACACGCTGAAAGCACAGTTCCGTGGAGCCTATGAAGCAGAGCAGCGACGAGCTGTCGAGTTTCACAAAATGCCAGAACATTTAAAAATCGAGCAGGCAGGAATACAGCCTGAAGCAGCCCTTCCGATGATGGAGGGCCAGAAATGAATGAAGAAGCGGCAAGAAAGCTGGCAAGGTATCGTGTGGGAGAAGACCAACACATGGGAAAGTCCATGACTGCCGATGAGATTGAACTACGGCGTGGTTATGTACGAAACATGTTGAGAAATGTGCCAGGGTGGAAAGATTTGACTGACGAGCAGCTTGACAGGGTGAGGATTTACCGTACAGGAGAGGACTGGTACGTGGAAGATGCAGATTTCTATGAATACAGATTTTAGGAGGCGGCAGGCCATGAAAGAGCGTCATAAGCAGATCAGAGACTACATTGTCCAGTACACCATATCCCACGGCTGGCCGCCATCGGTGCGAGAGATCGGGGAAGGCGTAGGGCTGTACAGCACGAGCAGCGTACACCTGCATCTCAAGCAGATGGCAGACGCGGGGATCATTAAAATGGTGCCGGGGCAGCCGAGGTGTATTGCGGTGACTGGAGTAAAGATCACATGGGAAGGGGATGCAGAATGCGGAAAAGTAAGTGTCTAAAAACGCATTACCCGGAATCTATTTGTATGGCAGAAAGAATTGTATTATTTCACGGAACCAGATTTCGTATTGCTTTGAGTGCTCATGAATTTTACTGTGAGAAGTGTAAGAAAGTTCGGTATTTGTGGTTTATCAATAGATAATTTTCGGAAGGAGACAGTAATGACGGTAAGGGAATTAATTGAACTGCTGAAAAAAGCGCCGCCAGACGATATCATCTTGGCAGATATAGGGCAGGAAGAAAGTGCGGATATATCGGGTATGTTGACTGCATCTGATGTGTTAGTAGGGAATGAAACAATTAGGGGGATAACGTACCTGAAGATAGAACCATATGAAGATTAAGATATGGAGGATAAAAAGTGAGTGGAATATCAGTATCAAGATATCAAATGAATTTCAGATCGATGACAAAAAAACTTTTTGAAGAAGATCGAGATAAATATAATAAAATGCTTTACGCTGCAAAGGTTGAAGAAGCTAGAAAAGGATTCGTTGCAACAAGAATTAATAATGCAAATAGTAGTGGAACTAAGATTACTTTTAGCTGTGCTGACACTTTTGTATTTGATGAATACTGCAAGAAACTAAATGAAGAATATGAAACATTATTTGCTTCAAAAAATTAAGCTTTAAACGAGAAAGGTGAGACATGGGAAGAACATTAAAACGAGTTCCATTAAATTTTGATTGGCCTCTCAATAAAATATGGTATGGGTATTATTCTAGCTATTGCCATGATAGTGACTATAGTGCAGGGGGATGCGAGAACTGTAAGCATTTTGCAACATTGAAAGGGATTGGTTTTACAGAGTATGGTTGCCCGGATTTTGAACCATTTATAGGTCCGCCAGAAGGAGAATGCTATCAGTTGTGGGAAACTACAACAGAAGGGAGTCCAGTAAGCCCGGTTTTTAAAACGCTGGATGAACTCTGTGAATGGTGTGAGAGTAACTATACAGTTTTTGCTGATATGAAAGCCAGTAAAGAACAGTGGAAAGAAATGCTGGATGATGATTTTGTACATGCAAAGATAGGAAATGCAGTATTTATTTAAACTGATATTTTCCGTATGAAGGGACAAGGGGGTGGGAAATATGGAAGGACAAATAAGCCTGTTTGATTTCATGGCAAAGGAATTCCAGCCGGGGGACTGGATCGAGGAATGTTGCCTTGGAAGAGAATTAACATTCAACGAGATTACGGATATGGTGGGAAAATTGATTGTGATGGATATGAGCACAGAAAGTCACAATTGGTACAAAGTTGTTCAGGTAGAAAAGATTGTAGAGGGGGATAGTGGACGCCGTAGGTTAGTGTATTATGACGGAAAGCGGCAGCGCGGGCTTGTTGATGAAATATACTTTGATCCGCAGAGGTCCCGACCGGAAAAAACTTATACACTAAAAACTGATTAAGAGAAAGGAGCTGGAACCTTTCCGGAAAACAGGCGCGCCGGGTTCCTTTTTTGAAAATGAAAGCAATTATGAAATACCCAGGCAGTAAATGGAGTATAGCGGATTGGATTATCAGTTATTTTCCGCAGCACCACAGCTACATTGAACCGTTTTTCGGTAGCGGCGCAGTGCTATTCAATAAGCCGCGGTCCAATATCGAGACTGTAAACGACCTCGACGGAAACGTTGTAAACTTGTTTGAGTGGATCAGGAAAGACCCGGAGCGTCTGGCCAGAGAAATATATTACACACCTTACGCGAGGCAGATATATGATTCGGTTTTCGAAACGGTACCGGAGAACAGTTTTGACAGAGCAGTGAATTTCTATATACGGCTTAATATGGGACATGGTTTCCGGACCAATGGCGAAAAGGTGGGCTGGAAAAACGATGTACAAGGCCGTGAGAGAGCCTATGCGTCGCAAGAATGGTGTAATTTACCTGATAAAATCATGATAGCCGCTGAACGATTACGAGGAGTACAGATAGAGAACAAGCCAGCTGTGGAGTTGATTCAACGCTTTAATCATCCAAATGTATTGATCTATGCAGACCCGCCATATGTGTTATCAACCAGGCACGGGAAACAATACCGTTGCGAGATGGATAACGGGGCACAAGGTGATCTTTTGGTAACACTACACGCCCATAAGGGACCGGTATTAATTAGCGGATATGACAGTGAGTTGTATAACGACAGCTTACGCGACTGGTACCGTGTAGAAACGGATTGTTATTCACAGACTGCCTCAAAAAAGCGGGAAGTGTTATGGATGAATTTCGAACCTGCAGGGCAGATGAGCATTACAGCATTTCCGGGTGTAATACCGGATTAATCAGGAAAACGATCATTTAAATAATAAAAGGAGTTGATTAAATGATAAAACAAATGGACGAGATGGTATCCTGCCTGGCAGATGCACGGCGTAGGACCAGGCGGATCATGAGATATTGGGGTAGAACTATAGAAATGGTGATTGTAGCATTTACGATGCCGATCTGGGCGATTCCGTATTCGATATACAGAAGGAGACGCCATGGATAGAAAAGAAGAACATGCAATGGCTCTTCAGTCGGCACAGGCCAGAGCGGCAAAGCAGGAATACATACTGAAAGGTCCCAGGTCAGAGACGCATAGTGCGACGATGCCGGCCTACTGCTATACACCGGCGTGTCCGGATCCGGATCTGCGGGAGCCGATCTGGAGGAGGCACAGACGTCAACCGAGCATCAGGGCCGCGAAGGTGGAAAGGATCTGCCTGATCTGCCGGAAGCGATGGCCAGCGGAGTGCGGCCGGAAGAACTGTGATTGTGAGAGGCAGGGGCATTTGTATGCGATTGGAGGTTATAATCATCCACGGATAGGAGGGGGAACCAGTGGAGCAAAACAGTCCGGCTAAAGAACTGGAGAATTTTTTGAATTTCATAGACCAATGTGTCCAGGAGTACAAGGCAGCTTATGATAATGTGAATGAAGAGGACCGGCGTCTGCAAGATCTGGTTCATGCAATAGAATTTGCAGTGGATAAGTCTGAGCGGAACCGAGTAGCAACGAAGTTTCAGCAGAGTCGGAAATACCGCAGGCAGAATAAAGATATTGTCAAGCGAAATGAGCGGATCGTCAAGTTCTTTGAGGAACAGAAGAACCGGGATACGCTGAATCGGATGCGGCAGCTTCTGGGCCAGCAGAGGAAGGAAGAGGAGTACCTGGATGGGGAGCGTGTGTACAAGCCGCGGGTAGGAAAGGGGTGAGGCCGTTGAATAAGGAGGTGCTGGAACAATATATAGATGCATGTGAATTAATCAAAGAGACAGAGGCAGATATTAGAAGAGTAAAAAAGCAACGCAAGACCATAGTGCAGGATAGAGTACGTGGGTCTATGAGTGAGTTCCCTTATGCAGCACAGAGTTTCAACATACATGGTATGGTATATGCCGCGGCAAGGGAGCCGGGAGAACTGGCAGCGTATGAGCAATTATTGGAGGAGCGGAAGGCCAAAGCGGAGGAAATCAAGGTACAGGTGGAGGCTTGGCTTAATACGATTCCCCAGAGAATGCAGAGGATTACAAGGTTCAAGTATTTTGAAGGGCTTTCATGGGGAGAAATAGCTATTAGGCTGGGAAGAAATTCGACGGCAGATGGAATAAAAATGGAGTATAGAAGATTTTTAGAAAATAATTAAAATTTGTTCTATTTGTTCTATATGTTCTGCTTAGAAATGTTATAGTATAGACTGGAAGATCTGAAAACAGATTTCCTCCACTAAATATTGACGGCCGCCGGCTCTTACCAGTCGGTGGCTGATTTTCTACCCTGGAAGTGGCTTGAAGTCCTGCAAAGCTATATAGCCGCTAAAAAAACTTAACCCTATAGTAGATAAGTTCTTGCTTAATTGCGAGGGCTTTTCTTATATCCCAAAAACAGAAAGGAAGTGATTTTCATGGGAAGACCATTAAAAATTAAGTCTCCAGAGGAGATGGAACGGCTATGGCAAGAGTACAAGCAGGTATGTGATGACCAGGAGGTTCTTACCCATGAGTTCAGTTCCAAGAATAGTGAGTTCGTATCTGCTAAACTAAAGCGGAGCATTACATACACGATTGAGGGATTCTGTGTATACCTGGGAATAGCCCGGTCGAAATTCTATGATACTTATGCGAGTAAAAAGAGGTATGGGGACATCGTCACGCGCATAAGAGAGGAATGCGAGGCAGACGCCCGCCGCAAGTTCGAGCTGCAGGTGATCCCGTCGCAGCTGGCCGGCCTCTGGATGAGCAAATACGGTTATACCACGAAGGTGGAGAACAATCTATCCGGCGGCCTCGATACTGAAAAGAGTAAGCTGGACGACCTGATCGGGCAGATGCGGGGAGGTGGTTCTACCTCATGAGTTCAGAACGATTACTTTTGTCAGAGAAGTACAAAGCATTTCTAAAGTGTAATGCTCCCGTCGAATTTCTTGAGGGAACTTAACTACCTACGCTGGCAAGACCACGGTGGGCCTGTTTAAGTTTATGCTTAAGGTCGCCCAGTCCACCAAAAAGCTGCACATCATCGCGGCCAAGGATACCGGCACCGCCGAAAAGAACATCATCAATAAGGATTTGGGAATCATTGACGACTTCGGGATCCTGGCTGAGTACAACGGCAACGGATCCAAAGACGATAAGATCCCGCATATCCTCTTCCACACGTCCGGCGGTGACAAGGTCATTTATGTAATGGGCTACGGTGATAAGACGAAATGGCAGAAGGCCCTCGGCGGCCAGTACGGCTGTCTGTACATCGATGAGATTAACACGGCAGACATTGAGTTTATCCGTGAAGCGTCCATGCGTTGCGATTACATGATGGCGACGCTTAACCCCGATGATCCGGGGCTGGACGTCTACAAGGAGTATATCAACTGCTCCCGGCCGCTGCCCGAATGGGAGGAAGAGACTCCGCAGGAAATTAGAGAGGAATTGAGAGAGGAACCGAAACCCGGCTGGGTGCATTGGTTCTTTTCTTTTGCTCACAACTTAGGTCTGAGTAAGGAGAAACTGGATCAGATCATGACTAACACGCCGAAGGGAACGAAGATCTGGAAGAATAAGATTCAGGGCCTGCGGGGCAGGGCAACCGGGCTGATCTTCCCGAACTTCGAGCGGTCTAAGCATGTGGTCACGGTTGCCTGGGTGAAGGCACAGGTCGCAGCTGGTAAGATTAAATTTAAGAAGTTTTCGGCCGGCCTGGATACGTCCTACTCCAGCAAGTCACCTGATACGATTGCTATGATTTTCCAGGGGATTACCATGGACCGGCGCCTGATCGTGCTGGACGAGAAGGTATACAGTAATGCGGATCTATCGCAGCCGCTGGCGCCATCGGATACAGTGGGAAAGTTTCTGGATTTCCTGGAGCACAACCGGAAGGAATGGGGGCTCGCCAGAGACGTATTTATTGATTGTGCGGATCAGGCAACAATCATGGAGCTTAAGAAGTGGAAGCGCCTTCATGGCAGCTTGTACACATTTAACGACAGCTACAAGAAAGTGGAGATCCTGGACCGTATCAAGTTTATGCTGGGCTGGATCCAGCAGGGCTGTTATTTGGTTGTGGATACATGCAGGGAGCATCTGGGCGAGTTAGACCGGTACAGCTGGCAGGAAGATAAAGATCTGCCGGAGGATCGTAACGACCATACGATTAATGCGTCACAGTACGGCTGGATCCCATACAGGGGGCTTATAGGATTTGAGGAGGCACAGAAATGAGGTGGTTATCAACATTGAATGAAAATATTAAACGGGGAATCCGCAGCTGGCTTGATGTCCAGCCGGCCATGGGGCAGAGTATACAGATCCACGAGACGATGGACTTTGAACTTAACGCGATTCGGAACCGCATCTGGTACCGTGGGGACAGCAACGAACTGGAACAGATGTACCAGAGCGTCAACGAATATGCAGATAAATATAAGTTCTGGGCGTCAAAATGTACTCCGGGCATGGAGATGCGGAAGATTCACACAGGTCTGCCCGGCCTGATCGTGCGGATACTCTCGGGGATCGTGCTGGCCGATATGAATGATTTTGAATTTGATAGTCCTGCACAGGAGCAGCTCTGGAAGGAGATCGAGAAGGAGAATAAATTCCGCAAGGCCCTGGAGCGGTCGGTTAAAGAGGTGTTATATATCGGTGACGGTGCGTACAAGGTGACAATCGCTACAAACCTAAGTCAGTATCCGATCCTGGAATGGTATCCGGGGGAGCGGATCGAGATCATACAGGAGCGTGGCCGGCTAAAGGAGGTCGTGTTCAAAACACCATATATGGACCATCGCCAGCAGTATGTCCTCTACGAGCATTATGGTTACGGATACATCCAGAATGAACTCTATAAGGGAGATCGGGAGATTGACATAAAGACCATCGAAGCCACGCAGAATATATCCGACTGGAAATTTGATGAGACGGTGATCCTGGCAGTGCCGCTCAAGATCTACGAAAGTACAAAGTGGGAAGGCCGCGGCGGCTCCATTTTTGACGGTAAGCTGGACAGCTTTGACGCATTTGATGAGGCATGGAGCCAGTGGATGGACGCACTCCGGGCAGGAAGGGCCAGAACATATATTCCTGAATCCTATATTCCGAGAAATCCGGAAACAGGGGAACTGCTGAAGGCGAGTGCATTCGATAACCGGTTTATTGCAGGTGACGATAACATGGGTGAAGGTGGAAAGAACCAGATTCTAACGGAGCAGCCAGATATCCCGCATGAGAGTTATCTTGCCAGCTATGTGACGGCCTTAGATCTCTGCCTACAAGGGATCATATCACCGTCAACACTGGGAATCGACGTCAAGAAGCTGGACAATGCCGAGGCGCAGCGTGAGAAGGAGAAAGCCACACTGTATACACGTAATGCTATCGTGGAGGCTCTGCAGGAGGAGCTGCCGGAAGTGATATCGGCCTGCGTCAATGCTTATCATGTTCTAACGGGGCGGCCGATTGAAGAGGTGAAGGTCGAGATACCGTTTGGCGAGTATGCGAATCCGTCATTCGAGA